TAAAGGCTAATTTACCATGGTAACGTATTTACAGGAACATCTTAATTTTAATCAGGCCAAGATTCGCATCTTGTCTGAAGATAGTCCTGACGGCAAAGGAAAAACACTGTTCATGGAAGGTATATGTATTGAAGGCGGAGTAAAAAACGCTAACGAACGTGTATACCCTGTGAATGAAATTTCTCGAGCAGTAGATACTGTCAACAAGCAGATTGTTGAAGGCTACAGTGTAATGGGTGAAGTAGATCATCCAGATGATCTCAAAATTAATTTAGACCGTGTGAGCCACATTATTGAAAAAATGTGGATGGACGGACACTGTGGCTACGGAAAATTAAGAATATTACCCACCCCAATGGGACAATTGGTCAAGACCATGTTGGACTCGGGTGTAAAACTAGGGGTTTCAAGCCGTGGTTCAGGCAACGTGAACGACGGCAACGGACATGTCAGTGACTTTGAAATAGTCACTGTTGATGTTGTTGCTCAACCCAGTGCTCCTCATGCATATCCTAGAGCCATATATGAAGGACTTCTTAACATGAAGTATGGTCATAAAGTTTTAGAAATAGCCAAGGATGCTGGCAAAGACAACAAGGTACAAAGATACTTGAGCAGCGAGATAACTCGTTTGATCAAAGATCTTAAAATATAAGGAGAGACTATGTTAGATAGTTTAAAACCATTTCTAGATAGCGAACTGATCAACGAGGAAACTCGCAGTGCTATTAGTGAAGCTTGGGAAACCCAAATCACTGAAGCACGTGAACAGGTTCGTGTAGAGCTCCGTGAGGAATTTGCACAACGCTATGAACACGATAAAACAGTGATGGTAGAAGCCTTAGACAAAATGGTAACAGAAGGTCTTGCAGGAGAATTGGCTCAAGTTGTTGCTGAAAAGCAATCACTGGCTGAAGACCGCGTCAAATTCCAAACTAGCATGAAAGAATCAGCCACAAAGTTCAACAACTTTATGGTTACCAAACTTGCTGAAGAAATTGGCGAACTGCGTAAAGACCGCAGAATGCACACCGAAGGAATCAATAAACTTGAGAACTTTGTGGTGCATGCATTGGCACGTGAAATTCAAGAATTCTCACAAGACAAACGTGACGTGGTGGAAACCAAGGTACGTTTGGTACGTGAAGCACGTGGCAAACTTGAACAACTCAAATCACGATTCGTAAAAGAATCCGCTGAAAAGATGAGTCAAGCTGTTAGCAAGCATCTCAAGGCCGAACTCACACAATTGCACGAAGACATCAAAGTTGCTCGCGAGAACAATTTTGGTCGTCGTATCTTTGAAGCATACGCAGCAGAATTTGGAGCAACTCACTTAAATGAGAACGCTGAAGTTCGTAAACTGCAAACTATGGTTGCTAATAAGAATCGTCAATTGGGCGAAGCCATTAAACTCAGCCAGAAAGCAAAAGTTCTAGTTGAGTCAAAAGAACGCGAAATACGAATGATTCGTGAAACCAATGAGCGTGACAGCACATTGGATGAATTGCTACGTCCCTTAAACAAGGAAAAGCAAGAAGTCATGCGTAATTTGCTCGAAAGTGTCCAAACTACCCGTTTGAAAAACGCATTCGAAAAGTATCTACCAGCTGTACTAGCTGATAACAAACCAACAAGTAGCCGTAAAGTGATTGTTGAAAGTGTGTCTGAAGTAACTGGTGATAAATCTGCCCGTAACCCTGACGAAGACCGTTCCAACGTGATCGACATCAAGCGCCTGGCAGGGCTCTAAAAACATAATAAGGAGACTTAAATGTCACAAAATCTATTAGAATCTCGTTGGGACGATACCAAAGAAGCCCTTCTTGAAGGACTCAAAGGTAGCAAGCGTAACAACATGAGTGTGATCTTAGAAAACACTCGTAAGTACTTGAAAGAGAATGCATCAGCAGGTTCGACCGGCAGTGGTAACATTGCTACACTGAATCGCGTTATTCTTCCAGTTATCCGTCGCGTGATGCCAACTGTTATTGCTAACGAGTTGGTTGGTGTTCAGCCTATGACTGGCCCAGTTGGTCAAATTCACACTCTGCGTGTGCGTTACGCCAACACCATGACAGACAACTCAGCAGCCGCTAGTAGCACTGCTGCTGGCCAAGAAGCATTGAGCCCATTCTTGATTGCTCAGGCTTATTCTTCAGCAAGTTCAACAAGTGCTGGTGTGGTTAGCCCAACTCAGAACATCTATACTGGTGCTAACACAGCAGTGTTGGAAGGCTCCGGCGGTCGTCAGATCTCCGTGCAGATCCTGAAACAAGCTGTTGAAGCTAAGACACGTAAATTGCAAGCTCGTTGGACATTTGAAGCTGCTCAAGACGCACAAGCCATGCATGGCATTGACGTTGAAGCAGAGATCATGGCTGCTCTTGCACAAGAGATTACAGCTGAGATTGACCAAGAGATTCTTTTGAGTCTGCGTTCATTGGCCACAACTGAATTCACATACAACCAAGCTACCGTTTCAGGTACAGCTACATTCGTTGGTGACGAACACGCTGCATTGGCTGTTTTGATCAACCGTGTTGCTAACTTGATCGCCCAACGTACTCGTCGTGGCGCTGGTAACTACGCTGTTGTTAGTTCAGCTTCGTTGACAGTGTTGCAATCTGCAACAACTTCAGCTTTTGCTCGTACCACAGAAGGCACCTTCGAAGCACCTACAAACACCAAGTTTGTTGGTACATTGAACGGCGCAATGCGTGTGTTCGTTGACAGTTATGCCAGCGACACAACTCCAGTTCTGGTTGGCTACAAAGGCTCTTCAGAAGCTGACGCTCCTGCATTCTACTGCCCATACATTCCTTTGATGAGCAGTGGCGTTGTGTTGGATCCAACAACCTTTGAACCAGTGGTGTCATTCATGACACGTTATGGTTTCATTGAGTTGACCAACACTGCAAGCTCATTCGGCAATGCCGGTGACTATGTTGGAGAAATTGCAGTATCTAACTTGTCATTCTCCTAATCAGAGAACCAACCCAGGGATGGGAAGGACAAAAAGGGCCGAAAGGCCCTTTTTTTGTTGGGTACAATTTTTTAATAATATATAAAACATGTTAGAACACTACTGGGACCGCAATTGGGATTCTGCAATCAGCCACAGATCTCAATTTAAATATCTTGACCAACACACATTGTCAACTCAACTGATATTTTTTGACGATGCTCATCTACAACTCAATCACGGATGTGAACGTGCAGTGAGCATGATAACACAGGCAGTAGCAGCCACAGGTAGATTTCCTGTGTTGTGCTTGGACGGAAATCCTCATCCTGCAGAACGCTATTACCGTGAACTTTGCGAACACTTAGATCCAACGTCTTTTTTTGTGTTTCATCCTGACATACGAAAAGAAGTCAGCGACGAATTTGTAAACATGGCTCCGTGGCCCAGTTGGTTGTTTTATCAGCAGCAGAATAAAAATTTTCAACTTGGTCAACCCAAACAATATAGAGCTGGATTTTTGTCTGGCAGTTCAAGATACCATAGAATCAAATTGTTTCGTGACATTCAACCATATATCACCAGACGAGACGTAGTGGTTGTTAACAAGATTGGTGACTTTCATCACAGTGTTCCAAAACACAAACTAACACCCGAAGAAAAAGACATCTGGTGGCAAGAATTACCTTACAGCAGCCGTCCTGAATTCTATGACTACACTGGATCAGGTATGACTCCGCCGGACAACCCAGGCAGCAACAATCATGTGGCCTACACAGCCTGCGTAAATATCACAGGCGAAACATGCAATGACTATCAGGTGTTGTTGAGTGAGAAAACTTGGAAAGCATATCAGAGCCAATGCCTTGTGGTAAATTTTGGACCAAGCCAGACCACAACAACTTTAAAAAGTTTTGGATTTGAAATTTGGGATCAGTTTGATCAAGTTGGATCGCATGCTTTTAAAACTCAGTTAATACTTGCAATGATGCAAAGAGATGATATTGAATATTTGTATTATCAGCACCTCCCAATGATACAACACAATTTTGAATTGTTTAATAGCAAGTCTCTAATGGAAAACATAGCCGAGCCGGCACTAAGTAAACTGGAAAATTTACTAGCATGAATATTGTACAATGGTTGTATGCAGATCCTGCTGATGGACCAAGTCAGCCAGTGTTAGCCATCTTGCAACAACAGTTTCCAACTGCAACACTATGCTCAGACTTTACTCAACTGTTGAACAACATTGATACCAAACCGGGCAAACATGTAGTGTTGATAATGCCAAGGCAAGATGGGACAATTCCTTTGGAACAGTCAAGAAAAATTTGGCACAATGAAGTGCAGATTCTTTGTCAAAAAAATATTGAATGTGTGTTGTTTGTTACGGAAATTTTCAATATAAACGATTCGTTTGATTGGATTTGTTTGATACCTAACTTGCTGATAGTTACTCCATGCCAACACAATTTTGGAAAAAACAACTACCCTTGGATAACTTGGCAACATTGGTTGCATGATGCAGCTGATTCATACAAGCAGCCTGCGCTGATTGATTATGTAGATAAGTTTGATCCAACATATGTCAAACCCAAGTTGTTTGATGTGTTACTGGGCGGCGAGCGGCCATATAGAACGCTAATGCACAATTGGGTTGAACAAGATTCAGGGTTATCGCCAAACACAATTATGACGTATTACGGCGTGGAGACTGCCCGTCCTAAGTTTATCTATGAGCCAGATATGAGTGTGCCCGAAACAAGAAATTTTCACACCGGAGCACATTGTTTTTTTAACGGTGTTGAAATTCGCATAGGCTCGGTGCCGCCGGTATCTATCTATAATCAATGTGCATACAGTTTAGTAACTGAAACATCAGCAGAACAAGATTTTGTGTTCTTTACAGAAAAAATTGCCCGGGTGATGGTTTGTCAGCGATTGTTTATTGTGTTATCAAGCTATCGATATTTGCACTATTTGAGAGAAGCTGGATTCCAAACGTTTGGTAATATCATTAACGAAAGTTACGATTTAGAAGTTGATGATCATCGTCGATGGAGAATGGCATTTGAACAAATGCAACAGTTGGCTGAAAGAGATCAACAAGAAATACTACAACAGATCGCGCCTATAGCTAACCACAATCGTCGAGTGTTACTGACTACCGACTGGCATGGTAAAATGTCAACACAAGTCAGTCAAGTGCTTGAAGCACGACTTGGGTTAAATCTTAAACCAGCTTAGATACTTTTCAATTTTCTTAATCACTGGTTGCCAGTCGCCAAATGTTTCTTGACGGAACAGTCTGGCAGTGGTATACCATGGTGAACTGTCTGTGTTTTGCATCCAACGCCAGCAGGTGCCATACAAATTCAACGGCATCCACAGTGGCCGACCTAATGCACCTGCCAAGTGAGCAGCAGCAGTATCCACAGAAATTACCAAGTCAAGATGATGCATTAATGCGGCGCTATCTGCAAAACTTGCAATAGTTCCAGGATAGCAATTTACTCCTGCAGCCTGCATGATTGCACTGTCTTCATCAGACGCATCAACTTGCAAACTGATCCATTCATGTTCAGGATGATTTTTAACAAATTTAGCCATCACGTCAACTGGCATGCTTTTGTGTTGATTGATCCAGGAATCTTTTCTTCCAGACCAAGCAATACCGATACGCATGCGATTTTTAGGTCCAAGGCGATTGGCCCACTCTGCAACTTTATTGTTGTCAACTGCAACATATTGCAAGTAATGTTGAAGTTCTTTAACTCCAATATTGAGTATTCTGGGCACACTCATCATGCTAACCCAATAATCAAATTCACCAATTTCTTCATTGTCTGACGTCACACTTAAAATTGTTGCTGGAGTATTGATCAGCAATGGTTTGATGCTGGAAGTTACGTGTATTCTTAGTTTGGCTCCCATATCTTGCAGTGGCCCGCAGAATCTCAAAAATTGTATTTGATCACCAAGGCCTTGTTCGCCTACAACCAACAGTGTTTTGCCTTTTAAATCTTGGCCGTTCCATTCCGGCACACCAAGACTTGGTTTAGTACCGGCCAAGTGCTCGTATCTCCAGCGACTTTCGTATAATGGCCATCCTTTTGCGTAGTCTCCTACTGCTAGATAAGCCACTCCCAAATTGAATTCAGCGGTGACATTAGTAGGATCTAAAATTCTAGCATGTTCCAAAAATGGTATTGATCGTGCTGGTTGCCCGCACTCTCTAAGTACATTACCATAATTGTTCCATGCACTTGGTGATTCGGGGTCATTAACAAATGCCCAAGCATAAAATTTAAGGGCTTCTATTGGACGGTGTTGGGCTCTAAGTTCGTTGCCTTGAGCAATTAAAAGATCAGTAGTCATGATTGTATTTAAGGTGCAATCAAAGTCATTTTACATTTTTCATAAATACTTGTCAACGCAATTCGGCGTGTTATGCGGCAACCCCCGCGTAGTGGCTAGAACCCACATCGGACTTCTATAAGGAGAAAACAATGGGACGTCCTCTTAAAATACAAAAAACA